ACGACGTTCAGCTATGTTTGCGCTCTCGATGAGAGCGACGATCCGCTGACCGACCCCAGTTGCTGGATCAAGGCGAACCCGCTTCTGGGCGTCACGATCACCGAGCAGTACCTGACTGAGGTTGTGGCGCAGGCCAAGGCGATTCCAGGACAGCTCAACGGGATCCTGCGTCTTCACTTCTGCGTGTGGACCGACGCCGAGACCGCTTGGATGGCCCGGGCAACGCTCGAGCCGCTGCTGGCGGAGTTCGAACCGAAGGTCGGCCAGCCTGTCTGGCTCGGCCTCGACCTTAGTCAGAACCGGGATTTGACCGCACTGGCGGCGGTTCAGCGCAGCGGCGAGAAGGATGGCAAACCCTGCTTTGATGCCTGGGTCGAAGTCTGGACGCCGGGCGACACGCTGGCTGCCCGGGTTCTGCGGGACAAGCAGCCTTACGACCTCTGGGTCGCAGACGGATTTCTGAATGCGCCGCAAGGCGAGAACATCAGCTTTCGCCATGTGGCGCAGGCTCTGGCCGAGATGGCTTCGGACTACCGGGTCGAGGCGGTCGCATACGATCGATACGCTTTTCGCCGGTTCGAGGAGGAAGTCGCTGAACTCGGGCTCGACCTGACCTTTGTCGAGCACCCGCAGGGCGGCACCAAGCGGGCCAAGCCAGCGGGCGAGATGACCGAAGGTCTCTGGATGCCGGGCTCGCTTCGGCATCTGGAAGAACTGATCCTTGAGGGCCGGATCCGCCTGAAGCGCAATCCGGTCCTCATTTCCGCAATGATGTCGGCGGTCACCGAGACCGACCGCTGGGACAACAAGTGGCTCTCCAAGCAGCGAGCCATCAACAAAATCGACGCAGCCGTGGCGCTGTGCATGGCAGTGGGGGCAGCGATGGCGGGCGACACTGGCGGCTCCATTGACGACTGGCTGAAGAGCCTGACGGCATGAACCTCTTTCAAAAGGCGCTCGGATACATCGCGCGCTCCATCGGCCTTACTGATCCGCGGCTGGTGCAGCCGGTAGGCGGGCGCACCACGACGACGGGCGAAGTGGTCTCGACGACTTCAGTGCTGGGGCTCGCCTCGGCATGGGCGTGCGTTAATCTGCTCGCTGGCACGATCGCCTCGCTGCCGCTCATGGTTTACCGCACCCGAGGCGGCACAAGGATGGTCGCAACCGATCATCCGCTTTACCGGATCCTGCACGACAGCCCCAATGCGGATCAGACTGCGGTCGACTTCTGGGAATTCATCTGCGCCTGCATTGAACTCAATGGCAATGCCTATGCCGAGATCATCCGAGGCAGCAACGGCCGGGTAGTGGCGCTCAGTGTTCCTATCGCGCCGGAACTGATGACGGTGCGCCGTCTGCGCGACGGTAGCCTAGAATATGAGTGGTCTGACGACGGCGTCCGGTCGGTGGTCAGCCAGGACAACATGCTCCACATCCGGGGCTTTGGCGGCAATCCGCTGGGCGGTCTTTCTACACTTTCGTTCGGCCGACAGACCTTTGGCCTCGCGCAGGCAATCGAACGGGCCTCGGGAGACACGTTCCGTAACGGGGTCCGGCCCTCAGGTCTTTTGAAGACCGCCGACACGCTTACCCTCGACCAGCGGAAGATGGCCGAGGAACTGTTGCAGGAGAAGTTTGCCGGGGCAATCAATGCCGGGCGGCCCATGCTGCTCGATCGCGGCATGGACTGGGTCCAGCTCTCGATCAGCCCGGAAGATGCGCAGATGCTGCAGAGCCGGGCATTCTCGGTCGAGGAAGTTTGCCGCTTCTTCGGCGTGCCGCCGTTCATGGTCGGACACACCGAGAAGACAACCAGTTGGGGCACCGGCCTCGAACAGCAGACGCTGGGGTTTCAGAAGTTCACGCTGCGGCGGCGTCTCAAACGCATCGAGCAGGCGCTGGCGAAACAACTGCTCTCCCCTGCTGACCGCCAAGCTGGGCTTGTGATCGAATTTAACCTGGAAGGTCTGCTGCGCGGCGACAGTGGTGCGCGCGCCTCCTTCTACCAGCAGATGCTGTCCAATGGCGTGATGACCATCAACGAGGTCCGCGCCCTTGAGAACCTGCCGCCGGTCGACGGTGGCGATGTCCCCCGCATGCAGATGCAGAACGTGCCCATCACCCAGGCAGGATTGCTGTCGCACACCGGAGCTATTGCCCCATCGGAGCCCCCTAAATGAAACATCTCACTCTGACCCTCAAATCCAGTGATCTGCAGGACACCGGCCAGTTCGAAGGCTATGCTTCGACCTTTGGCAATGTCGACCAGGGCGGTGACCTCATCGAACCGGGCGCATTCCGCGAAAGCGTCGCCAAGGCCCGCGCCGAAGGCTGGGGCATCCCGATGCTATGGCAGCACGACCAGCGCGAACCGATCGGCGTGTGGCGCGACATCTTCGAGGATGATCGCGGCCTGTTTGTGCGTGGACAGCTCATTCTCGACGGCGATCCGGTCGCCCAGCGCGCCTATGGCAAGCTGAAGCACGGGGCGCTTGGCGGTCTCTCGATCGGCTACACCATCCCCAAGGGCGGCGCCGCGCCTGATCCCTACAAGGCAGGTGTGCTGCGGCTGAAGAAGATCGATCTTCGCGAAATCAGCCTCGTCACCATGCCCATGAATACCGAGGCGAAGGTCACCGCGGTTAAGACCGTGACCGACGGCCAGATCCTTCCATCGCTTCCCGATTTTGAGAATTTCCTGCGCGAGGCAGGGTTCTCGAAAAGCCAGGCCACCGCAATCGCGGGCAAAGGCCTCAAGTCACTGCTCCGGAGTGAGTCCGGCAGTGAGAACACCACCGACTTCCTGTCGGCACTCGCCGCACAAATTCGCGGCTGAACCTCACTCCCACGGAGCTACCCATGACTGACACCAAGAGCGCCGAGCAGCTTGCCGGCGAAGTGAAGGCTGCGTTCGACGCGCAGCAGCAAGCCGTAAAGAAGGACTTCGACACCCGCCATGACGAGGTCAAGGCGCTCGCCGAGGAAGCCCTCGGCAAGGCTGCCAAGGGTGAAGAACTGTCTGCCTCGACCAAGCAGCTGGCCGACGAGGCGCTGACCGCCCTCAACGAAGCCAAGGCCCGCCTTGATGAGGTCGAGCAGAAGCTCGCCCGCAAGAAGCAGGATGACGAACGCGTCGAGGCCCGCACGCTCGGCGAACAGGTCGTCACCAACGAGGCGATCCAGCCTTTCCTGAACAGCAAGACCGCGCGCGGCCGCGCCAGCGTCGAGGTAAAATCGATCATCTCCTCGCTCACCACCGATGCCAATGGCTCGGCGGGTGATCTGATCGTCCCGGACCGCATTCCGGGCGTCATTGCCCCGGGGCAGCGGCGCCTTACCGTGCGTGACCTTCTCACGCCCGGGCGGACTGCCAGCAATGCGGTGCAGTACGTCAAGGAAACGGGCTTCACCAACGCGGCTGCCACCGTCTCGGAAACGGCAGGCGCCACCAAGCCGCAGACGGACATCAAATTCGATGTCGTGACCAGCAGTGTTACCACGATCGCTCACTGGGTACTGGCGACCCGCCAGATCCTTGACGACGTGCCGATGCTCCAGTCCTACATCGACGGTCGTCTGACCTACGGCCTGGCGCTGGTCGAGGAAAACCAGCTGCTGAACGGCGGCGGCACGGGCACGGATCTGAACGGCATCTACACGCAGGCAACTGCGTTCACGCCGCCAATCACAATCCCGGCTCCGGTCACCAAGATCGATGTCCTGCGTCTCGCCATGCTGCAGACCGCGCTGTCGGAACTGATGTCCACCGGCGTCGTGCTGCACCCGGCTGACTGGGCGAGCATCGAACTGCTCAAGGACACGACTGGCCAGTTCATCATCGGCAATCCGCAGGGCAACCTGTCGCCGACGCTCTGGGGTCAGCCGGTGGTTTCCACCCAGTCGATGGCGTCGGGAAAGTTCCTGACCGGCGCCTTCCAGCTGGGCGCCCAGATCTTTGATCGCATGGATGCCGTGGTCGAGATCTCGACCGAGGACGACCAGAACTTCCGCAAGAACCTGGTCACGGTGCTCGCCGAAGAGCGTCTCGCGCTCGCGGTCTACCGCCCCGAGGCCTTCGTGAAGGGTGACTTCACGGCCTCGGCCACCGCCGCGACCAAGGTCTGATCTGACGGGGTCGGCCTCACGGTCGGCCCCATAACCTCTGGAGGGACGCCATGATCGTCAAAGCCCTGGACACTGTCCATGTGAGCTCGGTGAGCTCTAACAACATCACCACCGGCCAGACCTTCGAGGTCGACGACCAGGCCGGTCGCAGCCTGATTGAACGCGGCCTCGCTATCGAAGTCGACGCACTTGAGGCACCGGCGCCCGCTCAAACGGCCGCGAGCGACGATGAGCCCGTGACCCGCAAGTCCGGCTCCACGCATCGTACCAAGGCTGACTAATGTCCGAGATCGTCACGCTCGAGCCGCCACAGGACCGGGCCGTGACGCTCGAGGAAGCGCGCCAGCAGCTGCGCATTGATGGTCGTGACGAGGATCTGCTGCTGGGCGCGAAGCTCGATGCCGCCCAGGCCGAACTGGAACTGCTGACCGGGCTCAAGCTTTGCGAGCAGTCCCTCGAATTGCAGCTGGAAAGCTGGTTGCCCGAGATCACCGTGCCGGTCCGACCGGTGACGGTGGCCGAGATCCACTACACGGCGGCAAATGGCGGCGAGGTAATTCTGCCCGAGGGCGATTATGTTGCGAGGCGGCGTAATGGGTTCACCCGCATCCGTCCCGCATCAGGCAAGTCTTGGCCCCAACTGGCTGATGACGGCCTGATCCGCATCACTCTTTCAGCCGGGTTCGCCGATACCGACCCCGATCTCCAGATTGCCCGGGCCGCAATCTTGGTCAAAACCGCCTCAATGTTTGAAAACCGCGAAGGCGCGCCCTGTCTCGCCTTCGATACGCTGGTGGGTCAGCTCCAATGCCGTTGGATCTAGCCTCGAAGCTCGACGCCCGGATCCGGATTGAACACAAAGTGGTGGCGCGTGACCAGCAATACGGCACTGAAGCCATCACCTGGACCGAATTTGCCTGCGTCTGGGCCGAGGTGAAGGACATTCTGCCCTCACGGGCCGAGCGTCTCGCCGACAGCATCCAGATCGGCCGCCGGCCTGCCCGAATTCGCATCCGCTATCTGCCCGGCCTCTCCTCGAACATGCGGATCATCATCGATAATCGCACCCATCAGATCGTTTCCGGTCCGGCAATACTGGGGCGTCGAGAGGCCATGGAGATCATGGTCGATGAACTCTCCAGTGAAGGAGCGGCCCCATGACCATCAGGCTCAAGGGCGGCCCCGAGCTGCTGCGTCTGCTCGATGAACTGCCCAAGAACCTTGAGCGCAACGTCATTCGTGGCGGATTGCGTGCAGGCGCCAAGGTCATTCAGCAGCAGGCCAAGGCCAATGTCCCGGTTCGGACGGGCAAGCTCAAGAAAGCGATCGGGATCGGCACCCGCACCGATGGATCGAAGCTCTCATCCTACGTCAAACTGCGTGGGAGCGGCTCCTATCTCGGCCTCTTCGTCGAATACGGCGTTACGCCCCACCTGATCTCGGTGTCCGAGGCCGACAAACCGGTCCGCCAGACTCGGCATGGCCCGCGTGCGGTCTCGATCGGGACGATGAACAAGATGCTGAAGCGCGGCAGCCTCAAGATTGGCGAGAACTTCGTCGGGCCCGTCGTCATGCATCCCGGGCACGCTGCCAGGCCGTTTCTGCGCCCGGCGCTCGATCAGAAGGCTGAAGAAGCCGTCAATGCGATGGGCGTCTACATCGCCCACCGCGTCCAGATTGGTGATCTGCGTGCCCCAACCCTTGAGGTCGACGACGAATGAACGGGGTGATCGCGGTTCGATCGCTCCTGGTCGCCGACACCGGGCTGACGGCGCTCGTGCCGGAGGCGCGGATCGCAGCTGGCAGCCTGCCGCAAGGCACAGAACTTCCAGCAATCTCGCTGATGTCGGTCAGCAGCGTTGATCGCAACATCCCCGCACCGGGCCCAAAGCGCCGGGTCACCGAGCGTGTCCAGATCACTGTGCTGGCGCGAGCCTATCCCGAAACCAAGGCCATTCTTGCCGCCATCCGCACGGCCGCCGCCGACCAGATGCCTGCAATCGACGGACTTACCGACGTCACCGTGCACACCGATTCCGCCGGGCCTGACTTCCTCGACGAGGAGACCGGCATCCACATGCAGACGCAGGACTTCCGCGTCTCATTCAACGAGGCGCG